TCATTGGCAAGAGTTTCTACGCATAGAAGCTGAAATCCGAAAACAAAAACGTGAGCACGAATTTCGCCGCATGGAAATCAAACAAGCCATCATAGAGTGGACTGCAGGGATTGCGCTGTTCGCTCTGCTTGTCTCAGGGTTGGCTGTATTCGTTTGGCTAATGAGGGCGAACCAATGACGGTCAGCGCAACGCAAACAGGCATGCCATTCAATCTGCACATAGAGAAACAACAGCGCACTCAGGAGGCCATTGAGATGGCTGTGAAGGCTGACGTTTTGCGAGAGGTACACACCCGCGCACACAAGGCTGAACAGATACTAAAGCGTCAAAATTATGAGCAGATGGTTAGCTATGATAAATTTGGGTCATCCAACACTGCCCTAAAACCACAGGGCGCGATAATCGACATGGAGGTCTGATGGTCCAGATTACGGCAAGCTATATCGACAGCTTGAAGATACTGCCGCGCCTTATGATGCTGGCGGTGACAATACTGACTTACCAAGCGGTTCACTGGTTCATGTCTTTACCCGACCCATCCGTAGCGCAATCTGGGCTTGTATCAGTTTGCATGGGTGCACTTACAGGTTGCTTCGGCATATGGATGGGCAAGGAGTCCAAAACCACAGTGACGCAAGACAAAGTTGTGCATGAGGAAAAATATGACAAGCATTGAGGACTTCATGGTCTACCTGATGGTCAGAGCGCTTGAATGGGCGCTTGGCACAAAGATGGCCCTGTATGGCACGGTGATGGCATGATCACTTTGCTAGGAAGCTTGCTTGGTTTTGGCACTTCGTTTCTGCCAGAGGTTTTGAATTACTTCAAAGCTGGTCAAGAGCATAAGCATAATCTTGAGCGAATGCAGCTTGAAATGGACATGATGGCAAAGCGCAACGAGTTGCAGCTTAATATTATGGATAAGCAAGCGGAAATCAAAGAAACAGAGGGTTTATACAAGCATGACAGTATTGACGCAGGTTGGTTCATTAATGGACTTAGAGGGTCTGTCCGTCCTGTCATTACTTACGTTTTCTTTGCTCTTTTTGTTGCCATTAAAGTAACCGCCTTAATAGCCCTTATGGATGCGGGGAATGATTTGGGCCGCTCTCTTTCTCTGATTTGGGATGATGCTACGTCTGGCTTATTCGCCGCTATAATCAGCTTCTGGTTTGGGGGCAGAGCCGTAGGTAAATATATGAAGGCAAGACCATAATGATCTGGGTCGCGGTGTTCATACTATGCACATCGCAGAGTTGCTTCTCTGTTGGCTCCCCCGTTTTCGCAAATGAGGCAGACTGTCACTCAATCGCAGTGGCGCAGGGCATAGCAGTAATTTCAGCACAGCATCCCACAGCAACAATCATGGCATACCAATGTGTGCCGTTTGGCAAGAAAAAAGCATAACGGAGATAAGACATGGGGTTTAAATTAAGCAGACGAAGCCTAGACAGGCTAGAGGGTGTCGACGAGCGACTGCAGGCTGTCGCTAAGCAAGCCATAACGCTTACAAAAACGGACTTTGGTGTAATCCAAGGCATGAGAACTTTAGACGAGCAAAAGGAGTTGGTTGCGAAGGGCGCAAGCAAGACAATGAAATCCAAGCACCTTGAGGGCAAGGCAATCGACGTTATGGCCTTTGTAAATTCGCGGGCCTCATGGGAACTCAATTTGTATGATGATCTTGCAGATGCAATCAAGGAAGCTGCGATTATAGTAGGCTGTCCTATTCGATGGGGTGCCGCGTGGCACATAGACGACATACGCAAGTGGGATGGCACGATGGAAGAGGCCATGAACTCATACATTGACTTGCGTAGGTCGCAAGGAAGGCGACCCTTTATTGACGGGCCGCACTTCGAGCTTATGGATTAAGTAGGCCGTGGTAGCCTATAGCGCCTGATGAAGTTATCAAGGCGCTCTTGGGTAATTTCGAGGCGCTCTTTAATGCTGTCGTGGTCGTAACCAAGCTTTAGCATTAAATCCACCTTTTTAGCCATCTTGGTCATTTTAATGCTTTCAGAAAGCACCCTGCCCCCGTTTGGGTGAAGCTGGTTCTTGGCATCCCAAGTGGCACCTCTCCACCCACTGAGGGGATGGTTTTTGGCAATGTTGCTTTCCCTTGCCGCCATCCTTTTCCACCTGTTTAGCTCGCCTTGATCAAGCTTCATCGGACGGCACCCAATACGGGACATTATTCCAATAGCGCTCTTCAAGATAGCCTTTCCGCTTCAAGCGCTGTATGGCAGACCATACAGGCGCTCTGGTGCGCGATTTAACAAACTGGTTACCGTTGATGGTTCCAGTGCTTATATCGCGCAGTGTTGGGTTGCGTAGCTCCACTTCCCAGAAGCGCTTGATAAACCGATAAATTTCTTGCTGAGTTTTTGTCAGAGGTGGTTTCATTGGATTGGCACCTCATTTTCTACAATTAGATGCGCTCCCTCTTCATTAAGAGAAAACTCAACTTTCTGTTTGTGAAAGCCCAACACTAAACTTTCAGTGTCCATCTCGTTAAACAGGTCGGCAAGAAATAAGGCTGAAACAAACGACATCTGCGGAAACGCTTCTGCTCGCGCAAGCTCTTCAATCAAGTCAATCGGACTAATCTCAAGCTCTCCACTGACTTCGGGGTCAAAGACAAATGTTTTCTTCATTACACGCGCCCCCCAACAAAAACTGTATTCTGTGTAGACTGCTCTGACTGTACAAACTGTTCAGCCTGTGCTAAGATACTGTTTACATTGAGATAATACTTATTATACGCATAAGAAGTATTTGCTTCGCCTAACATTTTGATCTTTAAGGACATACTCGCCTCTCCTAATTTTAAACTACCAGCGCCCATTCTACGTCTATCTCATGTGACGTTTATTGAACCACCAGCCACTCAATCATCCATGTCATCCCTTGCCAAAAGCTTGTCGAACCCATTCCTGTTGATTAAGCCCATTCCGTCCACATACTCCAATTGCTCAGCCCCGCGCTCCCGTGGGTCCAAAGGTGTCATCCTTTGAAAATCGCTGTTCATTTGTTGTATTAGCATTTGGCAGTGCATGGTCTTCTCAGAGCTTCTCAGCGTATTGCTCGCGCTTACGTTACGAATTTGCTGCGCATACTCTTCCAAGATATTGGCGCACTTTTCGACGTGCTTTAGGTGCCACATCGGGATGTCCACTCGACGCCTAAAGCGCATCTGACCCGTCATCATCCGATAAGCGGTCATGCTGTAACGATTGCGTTTTCTCACTGTTTTACTCCTGTTCTAATATTGCACTCAATCTGCTAATCGCGCAATATCAACTGGGTTGATAGATTTCGTTAAAATTATCCCAAATCTGCGCATTTTTTATCAAGCTGGTTGATATAAGTTCATGCCGTTCGTGCACATAAGCCATACAGCCTTCGATCAAGTAGTCACTGCCTTTAAACCGATTTTTTTCGCTTTCCACCGCATAATTCAGTGCCAATGCCTCACCTAGTATTTTGTACGTTGATTGAAAACTACAACCTATGTCTCGCGCTATTTCTGACTTTCGTAGCGGTACGTCTATGAGCGCTGCCAATGCAAGGACCCGTGAGAGGGCATGTCGTTTCGCTGACGAATTACCCCAGTCCAGCATTCTTTTATCAAATACAGCATGTGTCATTCCTGCTCGCCGCTGCGACATAGCAACTTCAAACTCCATTACACTTTTGGCGTATTGCAGCAAAACGCGATCACGCACCTCTTTTATACCCCTGCTTTCCATCACTCCCTCCGTAGAACAATGTTTCTCACGGTGCTAGCGTACCACTCTCCTCTTGTAGTGCGCTTGTGCTTTGCTTGGGTGGCTGGCGTGGGAAAGCTTAGGTTGTTTAAGTGACGCGCTATCGCATTGTAGCCCATCCCACGCTTCATCAAGTTTTCTATGACAGGCCAAATCTCGTCGTCGCGGTCTTTGGCAAGCTGAGCGTTGGCTTCGTTGCCTTTCTTCCCTGCGTCCTCAAGCCTGTCGTGTATGCCAAAGCTGGTCATTTCGCGGCCTGATTTGGTGATGTGGACTTCGCCAGCATCAATCTTGTCCTTAATTTGCTTTAGCGCTGCTTTCGAGCGCTCTGAGATATGCTTTCGCTGCGAGTTGGCATAGGCTGCTACGGCTGCAACACTGTACTTATTAAGCGTACTATCGTCTGCCACAGCTATATCTATGCCAAGCCCTTCTACACTGTCAGCCAGCAAGTTAAGAGTGATCCAGTTTCGCTTGCACATCCCCTTCAAGCTGGCGATTGCAAATATTGCAGATGTGCTTGCTGAGTACCTCAGCGCTTTTTGAAGCACCTCTCTGTCTTGGATGTCATACTTATTATCCACCTGTGGCTCTGCGAAGAACCTGATGGTATCCTTGCCAGTCAGCGCCCTAAGTGCGCTCCGCTGGGTTTTTTGCTGGTCGTCGTGGCCGAATAAGAAGCCTGTGAATGGCATTTTATGTACCTCTTGTTTCGCTAGTGTTTCGCTCCTGTTCTCTTTTCTAGCACAATGATAGCAGCTATACAATCACCTAAAGTCAAAGGGTGAGATTAAAAATGAAAGATGACCAGGCTGTACTTTTTGTAAGAATAAACAGCGTCTTAAAGGCAAAAATTGATGCGGCTGCGTCTGAAGAACGCAGATCAACTGCGTCAATGGTGGAACAAATTCTTAAAAAAAGTTTCGAGGTAAGGAATGGCAAAACGAACACCAAGTCAAACGGGCAGGCTGGCCTCTCAGAGAGGAAAGTCCTTTGAGCATGATATGTGCAGACAGCTTTTTGACGAGCTTGGCATACACTTTAAACGCAATCTTGAACAAACGCGCACGGCGGGCCTTGGCGACCTTATCGCAGACGATGCTCACTTCCCGTTCATGGTGGAGTGCAAGCGAAGGCGTGCTGGCAACGGCATACCAGTGGGCGCTTGGTCGCAAGCTGTCGTTGCAAGCGACATCGAAGCGGGTGTGCACCCGTGCGTTATTTACAGATACGACCACCGCAAGCCGCGTGTTGTCGTTAGCTTCTCCGCAATCGTGGAGAGCGAGACGGGCAGGCGCACCGAAAATCAAACAGACAAAGCCGACATTTCCCTGCCCCGCTTTTGCAAGGTGGTGAGGGAAATCATGGCGTGGAGGGCCGAGCATGAACGAGGAAATCAACAGGACGCTTCACTATCTGAGGCACAATCTAACAACGCTGAAAACCGATTTGGCAAATCCGCAACAACAATTGACCTGCGGTCAGCGAGTGGAAAACTGCGTAGCGCTGCTAGAGATGCTTGAGCGCCAAATCAGTCAAACTAATGCGTAAGCAATGCGACGACTGCGAAGGCACAGGCCATGAAATCATATGGGTCTGGAAGCGCTTCAACATTAACGAAGGCGAAGAAGAGCGCATAATAAAAGAAGAATATTGCGCCGCATGCGAGGGAATGGGCTACACAAATGACGATTGAATTAGGCATCCGACACGACCTGTCAAACGAGCAATACCATGCGATGAAGGAAGCGCTGAGCAACAGTTATGTCAGTAGCTGGATCAGGAGCAACCCTTACGAAACTGAATATGGCGAAGGGTCAAGCGTTAGCGAGGCCGTGGCAGACTACGGAACAGCTTTTCATGCGCTCTGCTTGGAGCCAGAAAAAGGCTTGGTGGTGCGGCATGACGGCGAGAACAGAATTGGCAAGCAATGGAGTGTGCCAAAAGAAAAAGCCAAGAAAGACGGCAAGGTCTTAATGCTGCCCAAGGAATACGATGCAATTGAGGCCATGCGCGAGGCACTACTCGCTAACGATCACGGCAACAAATTACTTAATGCAAAAGATAAAGTTTGCGAGGCAAGTATATTTGTAAAACACGAAAAAACGGGATTGATACTCAAGTGCAGACCTGACATTTACAGCGAAGAGCTTGGCGTTGTTGGCGACCTTAAAAGCACCATAGATGCAAGCCCCCGTGGTTTTGGGCGTTCTATCTATAAATACGGTTATAACTATCAGGCATTCTACTATTTATACGTGTGCCGCTTAGCTGGCCTCAATGTAGATAAATTCGCATTCTTAGCAGTACGTAAAAGCGTACCGTATTCCGTACATGTTCACACAATGCATGCAGACGCAATGGCGCATGCGCAGATGATGATTGAACGCGCATTAGAGGAAATCGCAGAGGCCAGAGAAACAGGCCACTACCCAACAAAATGGGGCGACTTCACCGTGCACGACCTACCCGAATATCTGATCGAAGACTGAAAAGGAGAAACCCATGTCAGATTTTAAAGACGTCTTTATTCCAGACGTAACCTTCGTTTACCCAAGGGTAAACCAGCTATACCGCTACGACCCCCACCATGACAACGGACCCGACAAGAAGAAGGGCAAGACCGTCCCTGCAGAACCGCATGAGCCATCCGCGCATTGGGGCGTCAACTTTACTGTCAGCAAAGAAATGGGTCGCAAGATTTACAAAGAAGCGGCTGACCACTTCAAGGCAAGAGAACCCAAGAAAACCTTCAGCGGCATTTTCGGGCAGTCCGAAACGGACGATGGTGACATCATGTTCCGCGCTCGTAAAAACGCCAAGACCAGCAAGGGCAAGGACAACACGGCCCCTGTCGTCATAGACGGGCAAAAGAACCCACTGGAAAAGCTGGACTTCTGGAGCGGATCAAAAGGCGCTCTCAAGGTCACTATGCGACCCTCTACCAACCCACGGGACGGCACAGACGGCATAAGCCTCACACTGCACTCACTGCAAGTCACAGAGGCTATCTACGGCGGTGACGATATGGACGACTATACCACTGTAGACAGTCCCACAGCGCCTAATGACGGCGGTAGCGTATCACTTGGCGGCGAAGACCCCTTCGGCTTGCCAGCGGCACCCAAGAAGGCTGAAAGCAGACCGTCTGAAACCTTCGACGACGAAATACCGTTTTAAGGGGGGAGCCAAGAAATGACGAAGCAATTCACTCTAAAGCCCTACGACCCAGCAAAGTACAACAAAAGCTTGCCAGTAGGCGTTTACAAGGTTGATGAAGTGGTCGGTGAGAACAACAAAATTTACCGCTACATTGGCGACGACGATCATGGCTTTTACATCATCACAAGTCTGACCGATCCAACTTATTTGGAGATCAAATATCTGCCTTCTGATGCAGAGACAGATGCGGATGATCAGTTGCAAATCAAAGCAGCAGAGCAAGACGACGACAACACCTACGCACCCGTGTAAAACCCAGAGCCAGCAGGGAAACAATGAAAACAATGAGCAGAGAGCCACCATACTGGTCACAATGGGCCGACAAAATAATCACCCGCTATGACCTAAAGCTCACCAGCAAGGGGACCAAAGAATACCACGGCCCCTGCCCTAGCTGTGGCGGCGTTGACCGCTTCTGGATCAACGAGTACCAAGGCGAAGTCAAAGTGCACTGCAGGCAGTGTGGCGACACGGGTTGGAAGGACATTATCGCAGAGCTTGAGCATGACGGATGCTGGCCCATCTGGAATGCTCCCCTGCAAAGCTTAGATAATGTCGTCCAACTCTCGCCAGAATTTAGCGAAGAACAAGACCCATTCCAGCCCTACCATGAACGCAAAGGCGTCACACTTATCGGCGCTAAGCTGGACGGGCTGGATGTCGTCGTGCCACTCTTCAACGCCGAAAAGGAGCGGGTCGGCTACCAACGCATCACCCCAGACGGCATCAAGAAATTCAATAGAGGCTTAGACAAAACTGGCGGCGTCTTCGGCGTATGCGGTAAAGGCTTAACAGATGGCGGCACAGTCTACCTAGCAGAAGGCTGGGCTACCTCTGCAAGCGTCTGGGAAGCCACTCAACGACCCTGCGTATTCGGGCTGGACGCATCCAACCTGCAGACGGTTTGTGAGGCTTTCAGTATACATTTCCCAGACATACCCATAGTCATTGCAGGAGACAACGACAGCAAAGGCATCGAATGCGCCAAAGCATGCAATAAGCCCTACGTAGTGCCGTCTGAAGCTGGCGCAGATTGGAATGATGTCCACCAAAGACACGGGTTGCAAGCAGTGAAAGACGGGCTGGCTAAGGTTGTGAGGCCAACCAACCCAACCGACAAGCTGGTCTGGCTGGGTGATGCAGAGGCAGTGCTAACGTCAAACTACTCAGTCAAAGGCTGGTTTGGCAGAGAACAAATGTGGGTCATCTATGGGCAGTCCAATGTCGGCAAAAGCTTCTTTATGCTTGACGTAGCCTACCACATTGCAGACGGGCGCGATTGGAACGGCTGCAAAGTCAAACAAGGGGTCGTGCTCTATCTCGCCACAGAAGGCGGCAACGCATTTCGCAATAGAGCCAAGGCACTTGCTGAACACTACCAAGCTGACAAAGTACCACTCGCAATCAGGCCAAGCCCCGTCAACTTGCTGGACCCAAATGCAGACCTGCCGCAACTCATAGAGCTTGTGAATGCCGTCACGGAGCAACACGGGCAAATAGAGCTAATCGTCATAGATACCCTTAGTCGCGCTATGGCTGGCGGTAACGAAAACGCGCCAGAAGCCATGACAGCCGTTATCAGCAATGCAGACGTGCTCAGGGAAGCCGCAAAATGCTCAGTGGCTATCGTGCACCACTCTGGAAAGTCCAATGACGGCGCAAGAGGCCACTCAAGCTTACGTGCCGCCACAGACACAGAGATAGAGCTTTGGACCGACGAAGAAAGCGGCCTGAGAACCGCCAAGGCAACCAAGCAGCGAGACATGGAGACGGGCAAGGAGCTTTGTTTCGACCTCAAGGTCATTGATTTAGGCATGGATCAAGACGGCGATCAGGTGACAAGCTGCGTCATCTCGCCAGCAAGTGACGACAGACGCGCCGAGGTGCGGGTCAAGCTTACCAAAAACGAAAAGCTATTTGTGGAGTGCTTCACACAGCTTTGGGGAGAGCATATCGGCAAACCTAATCCAAGCGGCGCTGGCTGGCCTGAGAGCGGCACAAGATGGACCATTGAAGAGGACGTAATACGAGAGCACTTCTACGGCAAAACGGAAGCCAAGAACAAGCGCCAAAGCTTTACCAGAGCCGTCGAAGGGCTGTACCAAAAGCAGCAAATAACGAAGAATGAAGGCCATTTTTGGCTTACCGCCCCAAAGCATAAGATTAAGGGCGGTGTACCATGAGCGTACCAAAAAGAAAAAGCATACATTTCAATAGCATAGAAGATGCAATGGTACACTTTGGTACGCTTTGGTACGCATCATGTGACGAGAAGACTACTAGCGTACCACCATCCCCAAAACCCTTTAGGGTTGGGGGTGGTACGGTCTTGCGGCGCAAAAGTGGTGATTTGCAGAAAATATTAAAAACGATTTTATCAATTGCAGAGTTGGAAGGCTTTGCAAATTCGTCACGGGTGCTTGGTGTAAAGTTTGACAACTGGACGGACGCACAGCGCGGACAAATCATGCAGCGCAAGTGGGAGCTTGAACATGGTGTCTGAGCGTAAGCTAGGTCAACAGATGATGCGACGAGAGCGAAGCGCGGCAAAGCTTGGTCTACGTCAAGCGCTGCCCGTGGATAAACTTAAGCGTCAATGGGCTGAGCCTTTGACTAAAACAGAATACGCCTTGCTGGTCTTTATGAAGGCGCACGCCACGCCAATGACCGCCGAGGATATTGCGGGGTGCATGGCTTGGGAGCTTGAGGATGCGCGGGGGCGAATACTCAGCTTGATCGACAGGGGATATTTGAAGGTTCGCAGCGAAAGAGGATGGGCAAAATATGAAACAAGAGGCAAGCACGAATTACAGCCAGATTTTAACGAAAGCGAAGACGATACTGCAGGACCGTCAGGAGAGCTACGGAGAAGCCTCAGAATTGCACGAAGCTATAGGCCGCAGGTGGACAGCCGTGTTAAGCGAAAGGCTCTCTGGTGAGCCTCTCAGCGGCTATGAGGTGGCACGGATGATGGCAGAGATGAAGGCCGCAAGGATGGATTTGAACGGGTGGCATGAAGACAGCATGCTGGACCAGATCAATTATCTGGTGATTGCATATTCTATCGCGGCAAAATTAGGAAATTCAGAAGGTGGCGTTTAGGCTGTCGCCATGTCCTCTCTCATGCGCCCGCGGGTTTCCTCCCTGTCCCGCTGAGGCGCATACTCAGGCCAGCGAGTTCGGGTTTGCTCGCTGGCCTACTTTTCTTCATCATCTGGAAACTGTGGCGGTCTAAAGCCAGCGAGAAGCCATTCGACAACACGCGCCGCAACAGGGTTTACGGGTCGGTCGTCAAATGGCGTCTCCCATTTACGCAAGGTGCGCTCAGTGGTGTTTAGGATATGCGCCAGTTCGCGCACAGTCAGACGCAGCTTGCGCCGCGCCTGTTTTAGTTGATCGGGTGTCATGCTGCTTTCTTTGGCTCTCCTACTTGAAATATAAGGGTTTCCGTATCGTCGTCATCGTCGCGGTCATTGAAAAGATGGAGCACACAAACTCTTTTGCCATCGCCGTTTTTGGCGCTGTAGACAATGCTGGTTTCAATCTCCCACCGTGTGACATCTTCAAAGGCTTTCATCAAATTCGACAGAATGTCCAGATATTCTTCTTTCTGGATGCCTTCACCATACGTAATCAAACCGTGTCTATACATTGTTGCTCTCCTTTGCGTTTTGAATGCATGTGCGAATTAACTCATTCGCTGCTTGTTCATTTGGTGCCAACTCAAAAGTGCATTGCAGGGTTGTTGTTAAGAAGCCAGCCAGCGCAACGACTGAAGCCTCATCTATGCGCTCGCTTATTTGCTCCATTGCATCAAGGGCAGCATCAATGCCCACCGTATATTCGTCTTCAGTAGTCATTTGTAAGTCTCCTTTGACCTAATTGGGGTTAAAGACAAACGACAACGGGGCGTCCGTTTGCCGTATCTGTTGCGGGAATTTCGTAATAGTGCGGGGTTCCGTCTGGGCTTTCAAAGCGAACACCCGTCCACATTTCATCAAGCACGGTGTTGACGTAGTGGTC